ATGGATGCGTATTATAGATACAACAAAGGTGGATTAGCTAAAAATGCAACACACGATGAGATGGTTGCGTACATAAGAAAGAACCCACAAGAGTATGCTGTAGGTGGTATAGTAAAAAAACTAGCACCAAAGGTAATAGGTAAGTTAAGAGAATACTCTCCTAAATTAACAGGACCAAAACAAAAATTTAGTGTTTTTGATGAGGCAGGATTACCTATAAAAGATTTTAATAAATTTGATGACGCTATGAAGTTTGCAAAGGAAGAACCTTCATACACAGTTGGGAATACTCCTAAGCCCAAAGCAGATGATACAACAACTGCAATGTTTTGGCCATCACGTGAGAAGTTGATAGATGCACCGTTTGAGACTGCAAAAGGATCTGAGTGGTTAGCATATTTAAAACGACCATTTTCAAAACACAATCCTGTAAAAGACATGGAGTTAAATGATACACAGCTATCAACACATTTATCTAGAAACTCAAATAAAAAATTATCAAAAGCAGATGTCATAAAAGATTTTGATGAAAAATTAGCGCCAGACATTGATGTTATAGTATTAGGTGGTGGTAGAAATGAAACTAGTCAATCTATAAAAAATTTAATGAGATTAGATTTACAAGGGTTTAGACCTGGACCACTTAGAAACACTTTAGGTGATTTACAACTTAGAATAAATCCGTTAGCTGAAGCAATTGGTAATAACGACAAACAAGGAATATTAAAAGGAATATCACAGATAGAAGATTCTGTTCAAAAAAACTTTGGAGTGCCAAACGCAATTACAGAAGGGTTTCCACAAAAATTTCCGTTTGAATTAAAACAACCATTACAAGAATTAGCACAATTGTCTGGTGTAAGACTTGCAGGATTTAAAGAATATGCTAGAGAAGCAAGTTACAGAGGACAACAAACACTTAGTGGTGGAGGTAACTACCGTGAATTTTTATTTAAGTATAATCACAAACCAGGTTCACTTCGTAATACAGAGCCGACATACACTTACGCACACGATTTTGGGTTAACAAGTTCACAGCGTGCAGGTGGTTTCGTACACATGCGTACGTCTGATAGAACAGACGCATTTGGCAGAAGAATATTGCACATAGAAGAAATACAATCTGACATGCATCAACCAGTAAATGCAGCAGCAAGAAGAGTAAAAAAATATCAAGCAGATCAAGCAGCAAGAGGAGAATCTTTGTCTGACACTAGAGCATATAGAAATGATGTAGAAGCTGGTACGTATGCACCACGTGGTGATCTTGTAAAAGAGGTTGACAGTGCAAACGAGCAACAAATGATGTTAATACAGGCAAAGATAGATGATTTGTTACAATTACCACAAACACAACAAACACAAGTAAGAATAGCTAGACTTAACAGAGAGCGTTCAAAGATAAGAAAAATTATTGCAGATAAAAGAGCAAAAGCTGGAGAGGGTGCACACAGTGGTGTACCACAAGGACCTTACAGCAAAACTGAAGATTACAATGAATTTGTTATGAAATATGCACTTAAAACAGCGCAAGACGGTGGTTACGATGGAATATCTATATCAACACCTCAAATAAAAAATTTAAGCACATCACAAGGAAGTAGAGATTACATGGGTAATATCACAGCTTACGGTCCAATAGCGCAAGGTGCTATGAAAAAGGTCGGTAAGACAAGTGGTGCAAAGTTCATGAAAACTGTTATAACTGATGATCGTAATAGGGCGTACGAAGTTCCTACGTTGATAATTAAAGATAATCCTGTAGCACAGGATATAATTAGCAAAGGTTTAGGAGCATATAAGAGAGGGGGATTAGCTGTAAATGGCTGACGATAATAAAAATAATATAGACAAAGCATTAGAAGCACTCACAGGTGCACTAGACATAGAACCAACTGGTGAAGAAATAGATGTTACACCTAAAGGTGTAGAGTTTGAACCTGAATTTGAAATAATGGAAGACGGTAGTGCTGAAGTTAATTTAGATCCAAACGCACCAATAGATAAAACAAACATACCACATGATGCTAATTTAGCAGAATACATTGAAGACGATGAATTAGGTAGATTCGCAAGTGATCTACTAGCAGAATTCGAAGCGGATAAAGACTCAAGAAAAGATTGGGAAGATACCTACATCAAGGGTCTGGATATGTTGGGTTTCAAATATGAAGACCGAACACAGCCGTTCGAAGGAGCGTCCGGGGTCGTACATCCCTTATTAGCTGAATCTGTTACACAGTTTCAAGCCCAAGCATATAAGGAACTTCTCCCCCCAAGCGGCCCCGTACGAACTCAAGTAATAGGACTATCAACACCTGAAGTAGAAGATCAGGCAAAACGTGTTCAAGAATTTATGAATTATCAAATCACCGATGTGATGCAAGAATACGATCCAGACATGGATCAACTATTATTTTATCTACCCCTTTGCGGTTCTGCATTTAAAAAAGTTTATTATGATGGTCTAATGAAACGTGCTTGTGCAAAGTTTGTTGCAGGCGAAGATTTAGTGATAAACTACATGGCAACAGATTTAGAGACAGCAGATAGAATAACACACGTAATTAAAACAAGTGGTAATGATGTACGTAAACAGCAGCTACAAGGTTTTTACCGTGACATAGAATTATCTACTGGACAAGTAGATACTGATGATGTTGCAGATAAAGTAGATGATCTACAAGGTTCAGAAAAAAGTTACGGATCTAGTGATGATGAGCATGTAATATTAGAGATGCACATCAATGCTGACGTACCAGGTTTTGAAGACACTTCTGGTGTAAAATTACCATACATTATTTCTATAGATCAATACTCACAAGAAATATTATCAATTAAAAGAAACTACGCACAGAATGATTCAAATTTTATGAAGAATCAATACTTTGTACATTACAAGTTCCTCCCAGGATTAGGCTTTTATGGATTTGGTCTAATTCACATGCTAGGTGGATTATCAAGAACTGCAACAAGTGCTTTGCGACAACTAATTGATGCAGGAACTCTTGCTAATCTACCAGCAGGTTTTAAAGCTAGAGGAATGCGTATACGTGATCATGACGAACCTTTACAACCAGGTGAGTTTAGAGATGTAGATGTAACAGGACAATCAATTAAAGAATCATTAATGATGCTACCATATAAAGAACCTTCAGCTGTATTATTTCAGTTATTAGGTTTTGCAGTTGATGCAGGAAAATCATTTGCTGCAATAGCAGACATGAAAATGGGTGAAGGTAATGAACAAAACCCTGTAGGCACAACATTAGCATTAATAGAACGTGGCACAAAAGTGATGAGTGCAATACACAAAAGATTACACTACGCACAAAAAATAGAATTCAAATTACTTGCAAAAGTATTTCAATTATACTTACCACCACAGTATCCGTACATGGTTGCAGGTGGTAATCAAATGATAAAATCAGCTGACTTTGATAACAGGGTAGATGTAATGCCTGTGTCAGATCCTAATATATTTTCTATGGCACAACGTATTACTTTGGCTCAACAGCAATTACAACTAGCAACTGCTGCACCACAGTTACACAATTTACGTGAAGCGTATAGAAGAATGTATGATGCAATGGGAGTTGACAATGTAGAAGGTATATTGAGACCAGATCCTGATATGCCAAAACCAATGTCGCCAGCAATGGAAAACGCATCTGCAATGCGTGGCAAAGATCCTAAACCTTTTCCTATGCAAGATCATCAAGCACATATTGCTGCACATGCAGAATTTATGTTTACAAGAATGGTGCAGATTAATCCGCAGCTGTACGCTATGTTGCAAGCACACGTATCAGAACACATATCTTTATTGGTAAATGAACAAATGCAACAAAAATATGCACAACAATTTCAAGAATTACAACAAGCTATGCAACAAGCGCAGCAGAATCCACAAGCTATGCAACAGCTACAACAACAGCAAGATCAATTAGTAAATCAACAAGCATCTGAGCAGGCACAAATGGAAGCACAGATGACAAAACAATTAGCGGCTGATGAAGAAGCTAGAATAAGCAGAGAATCTCAAGATCCTCTTGTTAAATTAAAACAACAAGAAATTGATTTGAAAGCTATGGAAACACAAGCTAGACTACAAAAAGATATGATGGTTGATGCAGAAAAACTAGATTTACAAAGAGATCAGTTAGAAGCCAATACAACTATTGACTTGATGCGAGTTGCTGCTTCTGTTAACAAAGAAGATTCTACTGAAGCAATGGCGGTGCTAAAAGAAAACATGGCTAACACAAGGGAAGCCATGAAACAAAACTCAAATAATAATGGAAGATCCAAAAAAACTACTGATGAAACTTAGAGATGCAATGGCAAAAATAGAAGAAGCTGCACATAGTGAAATCAATAAAGAAGAAGATTATCTACAAGTTTGTGGTGCTTTAATGGCAGTGACTAGAAACATGTATGAAAAAGCTTTAGGGTCAGAACAAACTAAACAAATGTTTGTAGCCGTTGCTGATAGTTTTGAGTATGAATCAGAGATTATGCAGGTCTTAAAAGATCATGTTAATCCAACAATACACTAGGAGGTAAAAATGCCAAAAGTAGGAGGAAAAAAATTTCCGTATACATCTGCTGGTGCACAGCAGGCTCAAAAGTTTGCACGTGAGACAGGACAACAAATGTCTATGAACAAAGGTGGTTCTACGTCTACGGGTAAAATAAAGAAAGTCATTAAGGGACTTAAAAAAGCTTCTAAGCTACATGCAGGCCAAGCAAAAAGTTTGAAAAGTATTGTAGGTAAGAAAGTAAAAAAAGGAAAAAAGAGGAGGTAATATGAAGTTACTAGAAGATATTTGGGCATGGCTCAAAGAATGGAATAACTGGAAAGCAAAAGATTGGATTAAAGCTGGAGTTGTTGCATTAGTGGTTATCTTAATAATTGGTGCAATCTAATGGTCGACAGAAGATCAGAATATTTAAAACGTAAAAACACTCCGACCCCTTTTAATCAGGGGCCGGAGATGCAGAATTACAATCGTATGATGGACTTGCAATCGCAAGCACCTAACTTTACAAAAAATGACCCACGCTTAAACGAACTTAAAGATGTAAGAAGACAATACAATCGTTTTGATAAATACAAAATAGGTGAACGTCAAGGTATGGCACCTTTAGACGTACAGCAACAATTTTCTAATCAAAGTAACATGCTTAGAAACGCTGCACCAAATGCTTACGCAACAATGTATCCTATTCAAGATTTTGCCATGAATTATGGTGAGACTGGAGGATTCCTTGGAATGTTAGCAAAAGAAGCTTTTGGTAAAGCTAAACAAGCACAGTCAGGTATTCAATCAGCTTTAAAAACAAACGTAGGTGATCCTATTAGAGCAGTGGGTTCTGATATTATGAATAACATTGGCATAGCAGGAGCTGCTGATGCAGACGAAGCAGAGATGCAAGACTATGCAGCACAGACTTTTGGTATGGGTGCGCCTATAGATAGACATCCTGGCACAATGGTAGATGGCATAGAATATAATTTATCTGGACCAGCAGACACATCTACATCAGAAGTTATTTATAGCCCTAACGCTCCTACTTATTATGACAGAGCAGAAGTTTTAGATTTTGATGAAGACCCTAATCAACCTTACGTTGCACCAGATAATTATGTAGAAGATGATTTTGGTGCTGTAACAGATAGATTTATGCCAATTGAAAGAGATAGCAACAGAGAAGCAGGTATCATGAGTCAATATCCAGGCACTAATTTTATTGGACCAAGGGACGATCCTAATCGTAGACCTACAATGGCAGACGTTGCAGGACCTATGTATCCTGGCTTAATTCCTTTTCCTGAATATGGTCCTGGAATCGTATATCAAGAAGGCAGAGGTAGAGGAGATTTACCAAGATACGAATATGATTATGGTGCTGAAGGAAAAAATAGAGCGGATGCATATAGACTTCAAGAATTATTAGATTTTATTAACAGTAAAAAAGTAAAACCAGAACCTAGTAGGATGAATTTAAGGTAATGGGCAGAGATGCTTATATAGCAGGAAGAAGT